ACCTAATGCTGGAGAGTTAAGTAAAACTCAAGGTGATAGAGAAATTATTTTATCTTTAACTTGTGTAAGTGAAGATGGAATGGGAATTTTATTAGAATTAATTAATAAGCTTGAATTACCAAGTAATTTAGATTTATTATGTCAAAATAAATTAGCCTATGTTAATATTGAAAGTGATCCTGTGGATATAACTACAACTATTAATAAAAGTTTTGAAACAAGATCGGTTGCTGAACTAATTTTTAGAATTTCTAAAAATTATTCTTCTTATACAAAAGATAGTGTGCAGGTAGTTAATTCTATTGAAATCTCTGGTGAGCTCGGTGGTGATCAGCAAAAGGATCCATCTACTATTGAAATGACGGTAGAATAATTTTTTAATAATTAAAATGAAATTGAATTATGTCAAATAAATTAGATCAAATAATAGATGTTTCAATTAGCCTTTCAACTAAGACTATTACACAACAAGGGTTCGGAACTCCAATGTTCTTAGGTGAAAGCGTGAAACTCGATAGACGCGTAAAAAGTTACGCTAATATAACTGAAGTTGCAGTTGATTTTGCATCGTCAGATCCAGAATATAAAATGGCTTCTGCTGCATTCTCACAAGAAAAAACACCGGCTTCAATAATGATTGGTAAAAAAGTTGTTGCTACTTCAACAGCTATTACTGCTGCAACAAATCCTTCTGGAGATATTGTTAACATTAATAAAACTGCTCACAACTTAGAGTCAGGTGCTTCTGTAACAGTTACTGGATTTAATGAAGCTGAATATAATGGAACATTTGAAATTACTAAAATTGATGATGATAATTTCCAATATACTGCTGCTTCTACTCCTTCAGCGACTCCTGCTACAGGGTCTGGTTCATATACTGCATCAGAAACTTGGGCAAACGCTATCCAAAAATGTTTTGATTTCAATTCTACTTGGTATGCGCTTGCAATAACATCTGCTGTTGAAGCTGATATTTTAAGTGCTGCAGGAAAAATCGAAGTTCTTAAAAGAATCTTTCTTGCTAGAAGTTCTGATGCCGATAATCTTGATTCAGCTGACACAGGAAGTATTTTATATCAATTGAAACAATTAGGTTATGATAGAACTTTTACTATATACAACGGTGATACTGCTAATTATTTTGCTGATGCTGCTTGGTTAGGTCGTCAATTACCAACAACTCCAGGATCATCAAATTGGGCATTTAAGTCACTTACAGGAATTATTGCTGACGATTTACTTTCATCACAATCATCTGCTGTATTTACAAACAATGGTAATACATACGAAACTTTTGCTGGACAATCAATAACAAGATACGGTAAAGTTGCTTCAGGTGAATGGATTGACGTAATTAGAGGCGCTGACTGGTTACAAGCAAGACTTCAAGAAAATTTATATTCAACTTTGATTAACGTTGAAAAAATCCCTTATACTGATGCTGGTGGTGATATTATTGAAAATAAAATAAGAGAAATTTTAGACGAAGGAGTAGAAAATGACTTTATTGCAGCTGATGCTGACGGTGTTGGTCAATATACAATAACTGTTCCTGATGTTGCTGATATTTCATCTGCTGATAAATTGGCGAGATTATTTTCAGGTGTTTCATTTACAGCAACATTAGCTGGAGCAGTTAATAAGATTGCAATAAGTGGTAACCTTTCAGTTTAATAACTTTAATTAGATTAATATTATGGCAAACAATATTGGAACTTTCGATTTTAAAAAGCTAAGTGTCATATTTGGCGTAGCTCAAATAACAGGATTTGCTGATGGTGATTCTGTTGAAATATCAGAGGAAAATGATGCTTTTAACTCTATGGGTGGTGCTGATGGCCATGTTGATAGAGTTAAAAATAATTCAAATTTCTTAACTATTGTTTTAAGATTAAGACAAACTTCTCCTACTAACCAAGTTTTATCTGGACTTCACAATGCTGACAGAGTTGCAAGTGCTCCTCTTCCATTGTTAATTAAAGATAGATCAGGTAATAGTCTTGTTGCAGCTAAAACTGCTTGGATTGTTAAAAATCCAACTATTTCTTATGGAAATGAAGCAAAGCAAAGAGAATGGACTATTAGAACAGGATCTGATTATTTGGTTAATTTGGCAGGAAACGATTAATAATTAAATTGTATAAGTTATGGCTTTAAAAACAAAAACTATTAAAATCGGTGAATTTGATATAAATATTATCCAATTTAATGCATTAGAAGCACTTAAATTAAGAAAGGATTTATTTGATGGAGTAAAAAATCAATTAGATTCTGATGTTGCTTTAGAAAATAGCACTGGAGTTATAAAAGGAATTGCTACAATACTTTATGGAATTCCTGGTGAATTACTTATGAAATTATTTAAAAACTGCTCTGCTATTGATGTTGGTGAATTAAATAATCAAACTAATTTTAATAAAGTTTTTGAAAACAATTTAGACGGAACTATCGAATTAGCTATGGAGGTTTTAGACTTCAATGGTTTTTTTTCTCTAAATATTCTTACCATCCTGGTAAAGAAGATCCCGATGCTAGCACCGATGGAAGAATCCATCCAGCAAGCATTGAGCGAGATGAAAAAGAATTAATTGAAGGCTTAAATTCTGAAATTTTAGATGAAATAATAGTATGGAGACTTGTTTTAGATAAAGCTATAACTTATTCAGAAATAGAAAATCTGAACTTTATTGATGCTTTGAAAATGAACGCAGTCTTGGATTTTAGGAATCATCTGGAATTTCAAAAGCAAAAAGAGGCAGAAATTAAAATGAATAATAACGATGGCAACAAGTCTTAAAGAATTAATAGTTACTTTCGAGGCAAATGCAAAGCCTGTAATAAACGCATTGAATCAAATCGATTCAAAATTAAAACGTACAACAAGATCTTTACAATCTACAGGAGAATCTTTTACTAGATTAGGAAAAGAAATCGGATTAGCTTTATCTCTTCCGTTAGCTGCATTTGGAGGTGCTTCTGTTAAAGCTATAGCAGATATACAATCGTTAGAAGCTTCATTAACTTCAGTTTTAAAAAGATATAGTGATGGCATACCTATTCAACAAACAGTAACAAATGAAATTCAGTATTTAAAAGATATAACTGAAGAATTAGGTTCATCTTTTACAGGCGCTGTAAAACCTTATGTTAAATATTTAGCAGCTTCAAAAGATAATTTAGAAACTAATAGGAAAGTGATAAAGTCTTTCTTAGGATTATCTGTCGCTTTAGGTCTTACAGAAGACGATACTAAAAGGGTTGTTAGATCGTTAGAGCAAATGCAATCGAAAGGACAGATAATGTCAGAGGAATTGAAATTACAATTAGGTGATGCAGTTCCAGGGGCGGTTGCTTTATTTGCCGAATCCATGAATATGGGAACTGCTGAGTTTTTAAAACTAATTGAAAAAGGTGAAGTTTCTTCAAAAATATTATCTAAAGTTGCTGATACAATAAATAAAAAATATGGAGAATCTATAGAAAAAGGAGCTAAAACAATAAGGGCAAGTACTAATAGAATAAGTAATGCTTTTTATATGTTAAGAATAAATGTAGGTCGAGGTATGGATGAGGTTTTTAAAGTTAACCAGAAAATGGGAAGTTTTGCTAATTGGTTAATGAAAGTTGCTAATAATTTTGCCAGATTAGACGAACAAGGTAAAAAAGTAATATTAGGTACAGGGCTATTGGTCGCAGGATTAGGTCCTCTATTATTAATAATAGGAACATTAGCAAAATTACTAGGAATAGCTGCTTTAGGATTTAGAATATTGTTTGGTTTATTAATTAAAAATCCTTTAGGTCTTTTAATAACTGCGCTAATAATTTTATATTCAAAATTTGAATCTGTAAGGGATATAGTTGACAGTGTCGCTATATCTTTATATAATACATTTAAAGTTAGTTCTAGTTTTATAAGAGACTTTATAGAAGATTTAAAAATTGTTTATAATTGGATAGTAGAATTAGGGAATAAACTAAAAGAAGGTTTTTTTGCTAAGATAGAAAATATATCTAGCAAATTAGGTAATTTAAAAGCTTCTTTTAAAGATTTTGTAGGATTAGGTGACGATCAAGTTGATATTGCATCAGGAGCAAAAGCTTCTATGGCAAATACAACTAATATGAGTTCTATTGCTAATAATCAAAAAACTGTAAATAATAATTTAACGGTAAATATTCCTCCTGGAATGTCTGGTTCAGATACTACTGGAATAAAGAATGCTATCAAACAAGCATTACAAGAGGAAAATAGGCAATCTTATATTGAATTAGGCGCACAATGAGTTTTTTTACAAATGCAGCAGCAATAATTTTTAAACAACCATTTACCCAGAAAATAGGTAAATTAGAAGTTGATATTGTTAGCTCAAGAAATATATCTGAAAAAGTTTCTTTAACAAGCAATCCTATTGAAGGAGGATTTAATACTGATAATGCTAAAGATGAGCCTACAGAAATTATAATTACAGGAATCATTAGTAAATTTTCATTAAAAAATTCTAAAATAAAACAAATTACAACTTTAGCTTCAGGAAATATTCCAAATAGATTAAAAGAAGCCCACGATGAATTATATAGAATTAAAAATGAAAAAGAGCCGATAACTCTTGTGATGAAGTTTAAAAGCTATTCTAGTATGGTAATGACAAATCTAGATATGCCAAATGATGCAAATGATGGTGAAACATTTAGATTTACTGCAACATTTAAAGAAGCTAGAATTGTAGAAAGTCAATTAGTAAGTATTGATAATTTAAGAATAAAAACTGATAGCGCTAAAAAAGAAAGTTCTTTTGGTAGACAAGTTGGTGAGAGTAAAGATTTTGCTCCAACATCTAAAATATCATTAGGTCAATTCATTAAGTCTTTATTTTAAATATTATGGCTACAATAATTCCTATTAAAAACAATCCAAACCATACTTTAATAATTGAATTGGATTCAAAAATATTTAAACTACTGTTTTTATATAATTCTGCAGGAAGTTTTTGGACTATGAGTTTATATGATGAAGATGATAATTTATTAGTTTCTAATATTAAATTGGTTGCAAATTATCCTTTGTTATTTACACATAGAAATGTAAATTTTCCTTCAGGCGATTTTTATTGTGAAATAGCTGATGCTTCTGCTACAATTAGTAGAAATTCTTTTTCGTCAGGAGAAGCTAAATTATTATATTTAACACAAGAAGAAATTGAATTGATATAATATGAGTAGATTATTTAAAAGAAAAGCACAAGTTATAATTAAAAAGCTAGGATCAACAGATGGTAAGCTATTAGATGGTGTTAGAGTTTCTTTTGATATAGATATGGATGATAATAAAGAAACTAACACAGGAAAAGTTAATATTTATAATTTATCAGAAGAAACTATCGGTTTATTAGAGCAAAAAGATGTTTCTGTAATATTAAAAATCGGATATGACGGAAAAGAATTAAGCACTTTATTTATAGGAAATGTTGTTGAATATGAACAT